ATGAAATCACTGATGCTGAACCATCATAAACATTTTTTGATTCATAAAGGACTTCAACCCTGTCATTATCAAGTTTTTCACTGATAGACAATGCAATCTGATTTGTTGCTGTTCCCATTGGGTTGCCATATCCAGAAAGCTGTGCTTCATCTGTAAGTCTGACACCTTTACCAATTTTCTTGATGCCATATTCAGCTGTTGTGAAAGCCATCTTTGTTGTGTCGATTGGATCACCTTCAGCATAATCTTCAGCTGCACCAATATATCCCCATCTTGGAATTGTTACAGTTGAACCAGCATTTCCTTCAAGTGTGTTATCCACTTTGATATAACCTGTCATGACTGCTTTCTTTTCAACTTTTGCATTGATCATGTCACTGACAACCTCTGGATCAAATACATCACCATTTACTAAAGTAGTTGTTTTTGTTAAATCTGCCATAATTCATTACCCTTTCATCATTGTGTCATAAAGTTCTGGATTGTTTGCTTTCAATTCAACTCTGGATTTGTAGCCCATTTTGTTGAATTCTTCTTTTGTCAATCCTTTGTCATTATTGTTTGGATCAGGCAATCTGTTTGGATCAACCTTTGGTGCTTTCTTGGAATCAAACTGATTTGGATGCTGTGTCTTCAGACCTGCGATCATTTCATCAACACCTTTGATGTGACCATCATCACCAAGTTCCAGCTTTTCACCCTTGCTGTTCAGTTTGTAAATCAAATAATCAATGTCATCTGATTTCGCACCAGCTGCAAGCATTGCAACCTTTAATTCAGAATCAATCTGTGTCTGTTTCAACTGTTCCTGAAGCTGTGAAACCTGTGTTTCATATGCTGTCACTTTCCCCTGAAGTTCTTCATTGCCCTTTGTGCCTTTTTTCAGATCAGCAATCAGCGTGTTTGCAGTGTCAAGTTCTGTGGTTTTCCCATCCAGCAAAGCCTGAAGTGCATCATGTTTTGCTTTGCTGACATATTCACCACCACCAAGATTTCCAACCTTGATCTGATTGTCTTTGTTTGCTTCATTTCCGTTGTGGGCATTGATAGCCTGAACCAATTCTTCAAATGTCAAAGGCTTTTCCCCAAAAATTGCTTTTAAAAAATCCATACAGTTTCCCTTTCTTTGTCTGTGTTTTTATATCTGGTTTCACCAGTGTGACAAGATTCAGTTTATATCACTTGAATCAGGTGAAATTGTGCAGTGCTTTTATATGACTTCATGCTTCGGTCAATATAAAAAGCACCACCCACTGAAGGATGATGCTTTATATTCATAGCTTGCTATTTAACCCATAGCTGGAAGATTGAAAGGATCACCGCCTTTCTACTTTCTTCCTTCTGCTTCAATTGCTTCCTTGTGTTTGCATCCTAAACCGCCATAATAGCTGTTACAATTATTGTGATGTTCGCATTCATTACAATTTCTTGGCATGGTCATAACTTCCTTTCTAACTAGCTAATTGGTTCGTTCTTAGTGATAACAACATCAGCTAAATCATCAGCTGTGATTGCTGTGAAATCTTCGTTATGTCGTAAAGCAATTTTAATTCTTGTTGTACCACTAACATCTGGCACTGTAAAATGTCCAATGCCATTTTCAACAGTGAATTTAATATTGTTAGTTGCTTCTGCATCTGCAAGCACTTTCGCACCAATTTTCGTATCACTATCAGAATTATAGCAATTTACTTTATCATATGGATATGATGAATTATACGCAAATGCAGGTTTAACATAAAACACGTCACCAGCAACTGCATCAATATAATCTGTTATAAACACACCATTTTGTGTTGCTGTTGAAGATGAAGTAAAACGTGTATTTAAAGTTGCTTTGCTTGCATCAAATAAGTTTGTTACCGCTTTTTCAATTGTTGTTACTGCAATTTCAATGTTGCCAGTAACATTAGGAATTGAAATTCCAACTTTTGAATATGCCATTTTTATTCCTCCTCCACATAAATCAAATTACTTGTTGGGACTTCCACACCGCCCATTGTCACTGTTATAGAACCGATTCCAAAATCATCATTTGCTGATATAACAGCACCATAACTTTGACCGTCTATGATTTCAGATTGCGTATTGTTGGAAGTTACACCGTTCAAAGTTTGTGTGATTGTGTGTCTAGTGACAGTTTCACCACCACTTTCAACATTTACGTTTACGCTTGAATAATGTTCAACATCATATTCACCATTTTCAGTAACATCTAAATTTCCGTATGGTACAAATGTTCCATTTACTACTTTATCAGTAATATCCACACCGCCCATTGTGACTGTGATGCTGTTAATCAAATAACCACCATTTGGTGTTATTTCAGCATCAAAAGGATGGTATTCATAAACTGTACTGGAATCATTGTCTATGGTTGAATCATCAAGTGATTTTGTCACCGTAAATGTGTCAATATCCGCTGTTAATGTGCTAGGCGAACCTTTAATCATAGCCCTACGGAAAGCGTTGATTTTATCAATAGAAATCCCACATTGAAGAAGATAATTGACCGCTTTATCCCTGAAAGTGTCACCGCTGAAAGTATTGATATATTCAATTCTGCTTGTCCAGTCAGTTTCATTTCTTCTTCTTGCACTATCGTCTGTGTCTGCACCTGTTGAAAAACAAGTCAGTTCATATTCTTTATCAATATCACTTTGTGAAACACCAAGAATTGCATCTATTAACAAAGTAATATATCCAGTTCTGTCTGCCCCTGCCATGCAATGGTAAAAAGTTGGTTTTCCTGCAATAGCATAATCAAACATTTCATCAAATACCTTTTTTGTTTTTCCGCTTGTCTTCCAATATTCAAGTGTTCCATAAGTCATATCAATGCAGAACATATCAACAGAAGCACCAAAGCCGCTTTCTGTTCTGTCACCAATTTCTTCAGCTGACTGCAAGTTGATTTCTTTCTTCAACTTGATCAGATTGTTCCACATAGCCTTGTCATTGTCTGTGATTTTTCCATATGGTTCATTACCCCTGAACAACAGCCCGTATTTAATAGTTCCACCATCACAATTCCAACCACCAATGTCACGACAGTTTCTGAACAATTCAGCTTCATTGTAAATCATTCTCAAAGCCCCTGTTGGAATTATGTGACCAACCTGAACAATTTCACCGTTGTTTCTGACAACAAAGTCACCACCATCTGTTGTTGGTGCAATGTTGTATATAGTATGACTTCCAGCACTAACTGTTTTCGCATATGTTCCACCATTACTGTTGTCTATCACTTCAAGTTCACCAGCAAGAAGTTCAACAGTATATCCAAAAGGTTTTGATTTTGCATAGTCTGTACTTTGTGTTGCATAATCAGCAATTTGTGAAGTTGTATAATCACTAGCATCATAGGTCACATTGTCAATGAACTGTCCTGCAACTGCATTTCTTTGTGAATATGTTGCTTCTAATGGTTCAATTCCGTTTTGAACAACAACTTCTTCAATAACCAGTTCACCTGAAGCCACTTCAACAGTCACCTGTTCATCCTGTTCTGTTACATTGACTTCATCACTTTGTACTTTTATTACAATTGCCATATAACCACCGCCTAACTTTCAAACAATGTTGGATTCATCACCAGCTTCACAATAGGTGTTTCTGGTTGATATTCTGAATCAGACAATGTGATTCTTGTGTCAGCATAGAATGGTTTGTCAGGCTTGAACAGTGCTGTTTCTTCAGCTGTCCAAATAACACCAACCACATTGTCTGTCACCAGTGTTGTGTCAGTGTTCGGATATGTGGCAGTTTTCAAAGGTGCTTCACCAATGTTCTGTGAAAAGGCAAATTCAATCTTTGAAACTGTTGACCAGTCAAGCCCCTGAAAGTTGAACTTCAAAAGATTCTTTGTTAATTGTTTCATAGATTTTCACCCCTTCCTTATCCGCTTATATTTGCAATTGCTTCTGCAATCGTTTTGTTGATGTATGTCTTTGTATCAATGCCATATTTGACCGCCATATTTGCCCCAGAATCATTCAGAATTGTTGTGTATGGATAATTTGTCACTAAAGCCTTAAACGCTTCAATTTCGACTTCTGACAAAGGAATTTCAATAGGTTCTGCAAGTACATACAATAATTCAGAACCATCAAATTTTTCTTTTAATGTTTCCAACGTATCTGTCTCTGTTCCTGAAAACCCAAAAGAATTTTTATTTTCATAAAATTGGTCTTTATCTGTAACTAACCCTGAAACACCAACAAATAATGCTTTATTGCAAATAGCACCCAAATTCAACATTGCAATTTTATCGTCTGCTTTAGAAATACCGATTTGTAAGCCACTTGAAAGAGTTACGATATTGACAATTGAAACTTCTGTGCATTTAATTCTCTGCACATACACACCACGCACAAGGTCAATTTCATCACTGATCCATTCCTGACCGTTTGCATCTGTGCAGTTTCCATCAGATGTAACAGGGATTGCATGAAGTGTGTATGGCAACTGAATAGATTGTTCTTTTGGTGCTTCATAAGTTTCATTTGCTTCTGCAATTCTTATCATTGGATAAATAACTAAGTCATTGCATTCAATATCCTTTTTAATCCATATATATGTGCGAGTAGTTTTTGCTTCTTGTGGATAAATGAATTCAATTTCTTTTGATTGAACATATGCTATGCTATCAACAACCGTTTTATCTTTCGTGAAGTAACCAACCATCATGGCAACACCATCAATTGTGTTGTCAAGGGATGCAAACAATCTTATACTCTGATAACCGATTGGTGTGTCAGTGTCTATAACATAATAGGTTTCAGATGTTGATGTACCATTGATTGTGATACTTCCATCATCATTGGTGTTAAACACTAACCCTGAACTTGTTTGTGTTCTTATTTTGTGATTTATCAAGTTTTTACTTTGAACAATAACAGACGGATTTTCCACATTGTTGATTTCCTGTGGATATTCTGGATTTGGTGAAGGGATTCCACCTGTGAAGGCTTCCCATGTTCCGTCACCATCTTGATATAGCATCGGTTTAAAAGTTGTTGGAACAATAGTTTTTCCAGTATCACCATAAATGCAAACCTGAATATATAATTCTGTATCGTCAATCATTTCTTGTGTGATTTCAGCATTTTTTGCAACGCTTGAAATGTTTGTCAATTCAAGATATACCTTTGATTTGTTGCGGATCATAACGCTCAAATATGGAAATGACATTTTTTCAGTATTCAAATAAAGCGTTCCTGTTTTAAGAAGTGATAATGTTTCTTCATGGGTAGTTGAATATCCAGCATTAAACCCAGCTGTCAGATTTCCGCTACCGCTTATAGTGAAACTTCCATCACCATTATTGGTTACAGTGCAACCACCTGCTGTTTTCGTTGCTATCCTGTTATGATCTAATAACTGATAACCGTTTGTTGTCTTCTGTGTAGATTTTCCAAACACACTCATTTCAACAAATGGCTGTTCTGCACTGTCATCCAGAAGTATCACTTCCCCTTCAGCACTTCCAACGATAGCAACCGCCTTTGTCATGTTGTTTAGGTGAATCTGTTCCCTGTCAGCTTCAATTGCTTCAGCTGCCGCTTTTACATTTTCAACCTGTGTTGTTCCTTCAGCCTGAATTGCAGCAACCTGTGCAGCACCTTCTGCTGTTACCGCTGCAAGTGCATTCTGTTCAGCAAGATTGATGTTTGCAACAGCATTTTCTGCATCACCAAAGATTTCATCTTTCCACTGATCAACAACATTTGGTGCACGTTCTACAACCACACCTGAATTGTTCTTTCCTTTTCCAACCGTCAAATCTGTGTTTGTCAGTGTGTTCCATTCATAATCACTGACACCATCTTCCACACATTTGAACTTGATTGAAAATTCCAGTGATCCAGCATACTTTGTTGCTGTGTCAATGATCAGCCAGCTGAAGATGACCACATTTTCATCATTTGGGCTGATCTGCTTGTCTTCTACTTCATAATAGTCCGAACTAACTTTGTCTGTTCCTGTTTCAAAGTTGTCATAATGAACTTCAATTTCAGAACACTGCAACATGTCATGTCCTTCAATATATCTTGGAACATCAAAAGTGCATCTTTCAGAATTGTGATCACCTTGAACCAGTGTGGTCTTCTTTGATGATTCATTTTTGATCTTCCTTGTAATTGGATCAATTGAAAAGTGTGCATCAGAATCATACACACTGTGTTTGTGTCCCATCCTTGCGCCTTTCTTTGTATAAAAAAAGCACTGAAATCAATCAGTGCTTTGGAATCTAATTATTTTCTTGTGTCTTTTTCATAATATTCACAGTCAGCACCTTCATAATACACTTCAGGTGGTTTCTGTTCCCCTTCATCCCTGCTAAAGATCATGCAGTACATCTTTTCAGGTGCATCTTCAAAAGGTGGATCACCATGTGAAAACCTGCAAGTTTTGCACTTCTTTGGATTGATCGCTTTGCAACCAAACACATCATTCTGTTGTAAATTGCTTTTTTCCTGTCTTGCCATGGTTTATCTTCCTTTCTTTGTGCTACCTTTCCATTCAGAAGGATCTTGTTGAATCAGATCATATCCCTGTTCTGGATGTACTTCCATATCAATGTATATTGTGCCGCCTGATTTTTCAATCTTTGTGATCGTGTATGATGCACCACGCTGGATGATCATTTCTGATTCATAACCAAATGATGATTGTGTTGAAACACCATCCCAATGCAATCCAGAACCCCTTCCAAACGCTGAAAACGGTTCTGCATACATCATTTGCGTTCCCTGTGGTGCATAAATGTTCAGGATGCAATCACCGCTGAATCCTTTGCCTTTTGCAACACCTGTTGATGTGAAAGAATACATCCTGTTTGATCTTCCAACAAACTGCTGCAACTCACTGTCAGACATATATTTGAATGTGTCTGGTGACAATCCAAGGAATGATTCCATTGCATTTCCACCACAACCACGCTGCAACCACATGTCAAAATCATAGGTTGATTGACTGATCAGATTAGTCATGTGCCTGATTTCATCACCAGCACCTTCATAATCAATCCATACTTTTCCGACACCTTTATTATATTTTGGTTCCCATCCAGAACCATATTCATGATATGGTTTTTCAAATCCTGAAAGTGGTCTGTTGAACTTCCCTGATCCGCTGGTGTAGTCATAGATTGCATATCTTTCTTGCTGACTTCCCTTTTTCCAGACATCACTGCAAGTATCACGCAAGCGTGCATCTGCATCCTTTGTGTTTTTCGCCCACATTGCTGCATCTTTTCTGTCTTGCGTGAATGCATCTAGGTCTTTGGAACTAATTTTACCACTTTTTTGAAGTTTTTTCAATTCTGTGGTTGTATCATCCAGCTGATCCTTGACCTTCCAATATGCTTTCCCTTTATTGTCAAAGTCCTTTGTCTTGTTCAGAAGATCATTGAATTTGTCAATGTCATCCTGACTGGTTGCTTTTTTTATCTGATCTTCATAATAATCAATCTTTTTCTGGATGCTTGACTGCTTTGATTTCCAGTCTTTGATTGTGATGTCATCCTGCTTGTACCAGATACCATCAAATGTTTCTGTATCATCAAACTGATCCAGCTGATCCTGAAGAAGAATCTGTTCTTTCTTCAGCTTCTTTGTTTTTTCAGCAACAACTTTCTTGTCCAGTTTATCCTGCCAATCATCCATCTGATCTTGCAGGTCATCCATTTCCTTTGAAAGTTTCTTTGCTGCTGTTTTGTTTTTGTACTGATCAACTATGTCATCATAATCACCAAAGTCAAAAACAGATTTTCCTTTCTGGTGCAATTCATCAGCTGCATTGAATGATTTGTCATCTAAGATTCCATACAGCTTTTGATCTGCCTTTGATCCCTTGTCCCAAAGTTCATCATATCCACCATACTTCTTTTCAAGTACATCCATTTTCTTCTGTGATGTCTTGATTGTGTATGCTTCATCTATTCCATCAAAAGCTTCATCAACACTGTTGTGCTTCTTCTTGAAATCATCATAAGAAAGACCAGTTGTTTTCTTGAACTGATCATCAAGATCATCCATCTGTTTCTGACCATCAGCAAGCTTCTGTTCCAGCTTCTTCTTTGTCAGATATTCTTTCTTTGGTTTCACATCAGGTTCTGCTGCTTGTGTTGCATTCAGATATTTTTTCTTGAAATCATCAAAGCTGTCATTCTTGTCCAGCCCAAAAAAATCAGCACGTTCTTTCAGTGTTTCCAGTTCGTCATCATCCAAAGCCCATCTTGCACGCTGCAACAATGCACACCTGCAATTGATGACTTCAGCTGCACCACCGTTTGGATCAGAAGGAAACATCAGACCATTGCTGAATGGTTCATCCAGTTCCCTGATTTCACCATCAACCTTTTTGTGTCTTGGTCT